TACAGTGACGAAGCTCGCAAGAGTTTCAAAGCTCGCCATGCGAAGAACATCAAGAAGGGAAAAACATCAGCAGCTTTCTGGGCGAACAAACTATTTTGGAGCAAGGGTGGCAGCAGGAAGTCACCACCGAAATCACAAAAGCAAAAGTTCGGCAAGTGATCGTATACATTATCCTCTACAACATACGTTTAAACGCTACCTATAATTGTGTTTCTTTCACCACGGGTGCATAAAACACAGTAGTAGGTAATCAGACCCCAAGATATCTGTACCAATTTTTTCCGTCTTCTAGCTTGATCAGTTGATATCTTTGCCGCACGTTATAAACCGTTTGCACAGGAACATCTAATTCTTTTGCAATATGGCTAGGTGATAGTCCCATCTTCATTAGAGTGAGTGCTTGCACGATCTGCGAGTCCTTCATTGGTGGACGCCTATCTGTGGGTAACTGTTCCTTTCTAGGCTTAGGCTTCTTCATGTAAGCCTCTTGTGATCTTATTGCCTGTACAAATCTATCCATCTCCACTCCTAATAATAAGTCCCGCCTTCGACCACGCTGACGGGCGAGCGCCACAAAGGAGGAATAGTCCTTGGTCTAAAAAGTCCCGCCTTCGGCCAAGGGGACGGGAACCCTTTGGCATAGGCGAAGCTCAACCAACGCCTGTGGCCTATTCGCCGTTTGTGGCCGAGCGATACGGCATCGCCTCTGGAGTAGGTATGTTAGAAACCTAAGGCCAACTTCATATTACATAAACCTACTTACAATGGATTCCTTTTTTCTACGCTTCGGTGCAACCGCTGGTGGCGGCTCTGGTTCTTCTAGCTGTATGTAGACCTTGGCGCCTAGCGCGTTTGCCAGTTGCTCCACAACATCAAAGCTAGGTTTTCTCTTGCCTAACTCGACTTGACTGACATAACTCTTTGCGTGGCAAGACTTGTCAGCCAACTCTTGCAGCGACATACCCTGATCTAATCGCAGCCTACGTAGCTTTTCTGAATACCAACTCACGATATTGACTCTTGAAAAAGCATAAGATGATCCTCCAATAATTCTCTGGCGTGTTCATCTGTCTTGAGTTCAGAGCGCGAAGACACCTGACACACTGACCGTATCACTGCTGCTGCATATTCTTGATCGTCAAGATCTTGATTAACAAACGGCCATTCGTCTTTGTTTAAACGAACCCATCGCTGATAACTTGCGTCCCTGCAAATTAGGTTTGCTTTTGCGAGCGCCCGTTCACCATCCGTCGTAGCCTGTGGGCGTATGGGGTTTTCGTAATCGTCTATCTTTGCACAAGCCACAATGTACCGTTGACCAATAGGAGCAGTGGCCATTTCTTTCGGCACATCATCTGGGTGTATGACAAAGGACACAACCATGCCATCCTTAGTCTGGCGATATGCGTACTTCTTTGCCTCAAAGTGTTCTGCTAACTCAGTCATCGTCATCTCCGCTGGCAACCAAACGTATTTCTATGTCACCGCTTTGTGCGTGGAAGCAATCTACTTCTGTATCTAGCTCCAAGATATCTATTCCCTCTGCTTCCTCGTAGTAGAAAATGATCTTGTCCTTGAAGCAGTGCAAGATTGTGGTCACATCGTTTGCTGAAAGCGCGTTACACAACTCCCAAACATCATCAGCCTTGAATCTAAGGGATGACCATTTCTTTATTGTGCTGGTCATGTAAGCGTTGGTTTGTTCTTTCCTAAGAGTTTCATCTTGTAGCTTTTTGATCTCGCTCTCGTGCGCCTTTTGTTGTTTGGCCAGTTGGTTCTGAAGATTGCTAATGATTTCATTCTTCGTCGTGTAGTATTTCTTCTTCGCTGTCATCTCTCATTCCTATGTTGCGTTTAAACACATCGAGCCATGCCATGGGGTCTATGCCTTGCAATGCCCACCATCGTTGCTCGTTTCCATGCGCGTGGAGTTGCCTGTGATGATCGTCACACAGGGGGACGGCGTGTTGATCCCCGCTCCTACGCATACCTCGCAAACCATCCTTCTCCACAAAGGTAAGGTGGTGTGCTTGGGCTGGCCGATAACAAACCAGACAACCCTCTTCACGCACTCGTTGCAGATGCTTACGGCTTCTTAGTTTCTTCGACCAAGTCTTCTCTTCCAAAAACCTTCACCATTGCTTCTGCTGTTTCGACTAAAGAC